TCGGGTCGGCCTCGAACACGACCATCACCGCCCCCACGACCGGCGTGCTCCCGTACGTGGTGCTGTCCCGGTCCTGACACAAGCTCGGCGGCCCGCGGGCGAGCGGGCCGCCGATTTCCATCGCCCTGGAGGTCAGTGTGGCTACCGAACCGGTCCCGCCGGTCGTGCCGCGTTCCGACGCGCTCGGAACGCTTAAGCGCGAGAGGTGGTTCGCGACCGACGCGGGCGAGACCGAGCGCGTCGCGCAGATTGACGCGCAGATCGCCCGCCTGTCCGCCGCATCGTCGGCGACCACCCCGCTGCGGGAGACCACCGCGGCGACCGCCCCGGCGCGGCGCAACACCGCCCGGACCAACCCGAAGGGATCGCGCCGTGTCCGCACTGCTCGATGAGTTCCGCAGCGTCCTGAGTTCCTACCGCAACGAGGTCGCGACCTGGGTCAACCAGGGTTTCGTCACCTCGATCGACGAGCACCTCAAGCAGCTGGAGGCTGCGGCCCCGGCCGTCGAGGCCGACGGCCAGGCGGCCGTGCACCGGATCCTGACGGACCTCTACACCGCCTGGCACGCCCCGGCCTCCGACGCCCCGGCCGCGCCCGCGGCCGCCGACACCGCCCCGGTCCAGGAGCCCGGCCTGGCGACCGGCGGCACCGTGGCCGACACGGTTCCCGTCATCGTCGGCGAGTCCGGTCCGGAGACGGTCGCGCTGCCGGACATCGCGCCGGCCGCGCCCACGGCCGCCGAGGACGCCGTCCCGGCCGCGTCGGCGGACGCCCCGGCCGCGGACGCCGCGCCCGTCGACCAGGCCGGCGCCGCGCCGGCGGCCGACACCGCGGCGCCGGCGGAGAACTGACGTGCCGCGGTTCCAGATCAGCTCGGGCCCGGTGGCGCTGGCGGCGTCGACGACGAAGACGTTCGTCGATTTCGCCACGCCCGCCGGCTCGATCGCGTCCGTCGCGAAGGTCTGGGCCGGATCCGACGCCACCTCCGCAGGCACCGCCACCAGCGCGCTGCGCCTGCAGTTCGGACTGTTCTCGCTGGCGGTCACCACGCACACTGCCTACACCCCTGACGCCTTCGACTACGGCGGCAACGGCATCGCCAGCGCGATGACTGCCGGCATCGCCACCACCTCCGAAGGCGCCGGGACCGCACTGCACATCGAGGAGCACGTGCTGCCGCTGACCCAGTCCGAACTCGTGTTCTGGGAGCCGGTACTGCGCGCGGTCCCGGCCAGCTCGTTCTGGCGGATCCGGGTCATCTCCCCGGCGAACATCGGCACCACCAACGTGTACGCCGGCGTGGCGTACGACGAGTAGAAGGGAGGGGCGGCGATGTACGAGCTCGGCGGCGTCGCCGTCCTGACCTGGACCGCGACCGACACCACCGGCGCACCGGCGAACGCCGGGGTGGCCTGCACCATCACCATCACCCAGCCGGACGGCAGCACCGCCGGCCCGTTCATCGTGACCGGCACCGCCGGCGCCTACAGCTACGCCTATCAGACGCGCCAGTCCGGCAGGCACACCTACCGGTTCGAGGCCACCGGCATCCCCGGCCCCGGCGTCGGCGTCGGCGCCCACACGGACGTCTTCGACGTCTACCTCGCCTCCCCGTCCACGATCATCTCCCTGGCCGACGCCAAGGAGCTGCTGCGGATCGCCCCGGCGAACACCACCTTCGACGCCGACCTGAAGTTCTTCTGCGAGTCCCTGACCGCGTTCATCGACCTGTTCTGCGGGCCGATGGTGCCCCGGCAGGTCACCGAGCGGCACACCGCCGGCGCCAGGACCCTGATGCTGCGGAAGATCCCGGTGTACAAGCCGGCCGGGCAGCCCCACGACATCGTGTCCATCACGCCGGTCCTGACCTACGGCGTGCCGTATGACGACCTGTCGCTGCTGTCCGTGGACTACGCCAGCGGCGAGATGGTCCACACCATCGGGCTGCCGTTCTACTACGGCTACTACGACATCGTGTACTGGGCCGGCCGCTCCTACATCCCGCCGAACGTCATCCTGGCCGCCCAGGTCATCCTCAAGCACTGGTGGTCGCTCGAGCGCCCGTCGGCCCGGCCCGGGCAGGGCGCCGTCGGCGGCGCCGCCGACGACACCGTGCTGCTGTGGGGCTTCGCGATCCCGAACCGGGCGCTGGAGATGCTGGAGTCCGAGCGCACCCCGGCGGGCATCCGATGACCGTCCAGACCACCACCGTCGACGCCGCGATCACCTACCTAGTCGCCGCGGCCACGACCGCGTTCCCAACCGCGGTCGTCTTCGACGGCCCGTTCACCGTCGCGGACCAGGGCGCCTACCAGGACATCGTGGCGATCGGCTGGGACCTGAACGAGGAGAACCTCGGGGCCGAAGCAGTCATCGGCGATCAGAACTTCAACGCCCTGAACCGCGGAGTCACCCGCGACGAGGACTACCAGATCGTCTGCGCGGTACGGCACTGGGACGGCGACAACGACGTGGCCAAGGCCCGCGCCGGCGCCCGCGCCCTGCTGACCACCTTCGAGCGGCTGCTGCGCGGCTACCCGCCGAACGGCGCCGGCGATATCACCCTCGGCGGCGCCGTGCTGTGGGCCCACCTGGCCGGCGGCTTCTCCTGGGTCTACGAGCCGGACGACAACGGCACCGCGGTCCGCATCCCGTTCCACGTCACCTGCCACGCACGCCTCACCGGAGCCTGAGGAGAACCCGTTGAAAACCTTCCGCAACGACTTCGGCGAGGACCGTATCGTGCCCACCCTCGGCTACCACCTGGTCGAGCCCGGAGACACGATCCTCGTCCCCGACGAGGAGTGGGAGCACTGGGACGCCGGCGGCTGGACGCCGCTGGACGACCGGCCCGAATCGAGCCCGGCCGAACCGGCCGCGGCCACCGAACCCGCGCCGTCGCCCCCGGCCGCCGTGTCCAAGCCCGCGGCCAAGACGGCCGCCCCGGCACCGGAAGGGACTGAGAACGCATGACCATCACCACCATCGGCGCGGGCATCGGCGCCAGCCTCGCCCTGGTCGAGGAAGCCTCCTACGGCCTGGTCAAGCCCACGCCGGCCTGGACGTTCTACGAGCCGACCACGGCCGTGCCGAAGAAGGTCAAGACGACCAAGCAGAGCTCGGGGCTGGCCGCGGGCCGCTACGTCGACGTGTCCTCCCGGCGCGTGGTCGTCGAGCGGTCGGCCACCGTGGCGACCACCATGGACGTCTGCACCGCCGGCGGATTCACCAAGTGGATCAACCAGATCTCCAGCTCCTACGCCACCGGCGCCGCCGGATCGCAGGCCGCCGCCAACGGCATCTGGGCGGCCGGAGCCCGGCTCCAGCCCACCGCGCCGATGTACGGCTACAGCCACACGTTCCGCAACTCGATTGCCGGCCGCTCGGCGTCGCTGCAGCTGGGTATCCCCACCACCGACGGCGTGCTGCGGCAGTACGACGCGATGGGCTGCAAGCCGACGAAGATGCAGTTCAGCTGCAAGGCTGGGGACATCCTGACCCTGGCCACCGACTGGGACTCCCGGGTGCTGGAGGACCCGCTGATCACCACGGCGTACGAGGGCTACCCGAACGGCGCGACCCAGACCCCGTACACCCAGGCCGCTCCGTCCTACGTCGTGCAGACGCCGTTCCACTTCGGCCAGGCGCAGATCCAGCTGGGCACGTCCATCGCGCTGGCCTCCGCGGCCTCCCCGGCCGACGGCCTGACCGGGTTCGACCTGGCCATCGAGCGGAAGCTGAACATCGGCCGCCAGTACTACGGCAACGCCGGCTTGAAGGACGAGCCGATCACCAACGACGTCGTCAGCATCACCGGCAACCTGACGTCCGATTTCGTGAACAAGACCTACTACGCCGACGCGTTCTACTCTGACACGCCGCTGTTCGCGATCGTGACGTTCGCCGCCGGCGCGTTGGCCGCGACGACCCCGGCGATCCAGTTCGTCCTGTCGGAGATCTACCTCAACGACGGCAGCCCGGGCGCCCCGAACAAGGAGATCGTCAACAACTCCTTCCCGTTCCAGGCGCTGTACGACCTGAGCAACGAGCCGCTGAGCATCCTGATGCAGACCGCCGACGCGACGGGCTGAGCATGGCCGAGGTCAAGGTCGAGGGCGCACGGGGCTTCCGCGAGGCGGCCCTGGCGCTGCGCGCCGCGGACGCCACGGTCCAGAAGGAGGTCGCCAAGTCGTTCCGGGCGACCGCCCGGCCGGTCGTGTCCGCGATCCGCACCGAGGTCAAGTCGAGCAAGGGCGCCACCGAGCGCGGCGTCCACGCCTCGACCGTCGAGCGGCAGCTTCACATCCTGTCCAAGGTCAAGGCCAAGGGCGCCGGGTCGGTGTACGACCCGGCCACAGGCCTGCGCAGCGAACGCCGGGTGCGGACCGTCCAGCGGAAGCTGGCCCGCGCGCAGAGCCTGCGGGACAGCATCGCCGGCGCGGCCGGTTCGGCCGTGTCGGCCAGCACGAAGACCACCGCGTTGCGATTCCGCGTCAGCGCCGGCCAGCTGCCGGTATCCCAGCGCAAGCTCCCGCGCCGCTGGGACGCCAAGGACGGCTGGAAGCACCCGGTGTTTGGTAACCGAAAGATATGGGTCAAGCAGACCGGCCACCCGTACTTCCGGTCGACCATCTTCCAGCGGCGCCCGGAGATCGACGCCGGAGTCGCCGCCGCCTTCGAGGCCGCGGCCGAGAAGATCCTGCACCCCGAGGAGGGAGCCGAGTGACGACACCCACGGTCACGCTCGTCATCGACGGCGAGCACTACCCGCTGGACATGGACCGTTTCATGCTCAGCGAGGCCATCGCCCTGGAGGACGACTGGGGCATGAAGGTCGCCGACTTCACCAAGCTCGTGACCGGCGGCGACCCGCCGCTGCGGGTCCTGGGCGCGATGGTGTGGCTGGCCAAGACCCGCGCCCTGGCCGCCCAGCACGGCATCACGTTCCCCGAGGCCAGGAAACTGCTGCCGCCGGAGACGTTCGACGTGGACATGGTGGGCCTGGCCGTCGTCGGCGGCGAGGAGCTGCCGGAAAACCCTACCGGGAGCGGGACCCGCACGCGGGCAACCCGCACTACCCCCGCCACCTCCGCAAAACGGCGCAAGACCGGAAGCTGAGCCGCCGCGCCTGGACCTGTATGGGCGTGTTCGCCGAGTACCTGCACATCCCGCCGTGGGACATGGAACGGCTGACCGAGGCGCAGTTCACCGCCCTGGCCGACTACATCGACGCCAAGAACAAGGAGTAGGGGAGGTTCAAGATGGCTGGCGGCTCGTCGAAGGACCTCGTCTACAACATCGTCTCCACCTCCTCCGGCGACGGGTTCAAGAAGACCGCCCGCGAGGCCGACGAGGCCGGGGAGTCTCTGGACCGGGTCGGCCGCAAGGGCGACGAGCTCGACGGGAAGAAGACCAAGCTCGACGTCGACGCGAAGGACGCCGACGATGCCGGCGACAAGCTCAAGCGCCTCGGGTCGGATTCCGACAGCACCGGCGGTCGCCTGGCCGGCCTCGGCGCCGGCTTCCAGGCCCTGCACGTCAAGATGGTGCTGATCGGCTCCGCGGTGGCGACCCTCGCGCCGGCGCTGCTGGCGATCCCGGCCGCCCTGGCCGGCGCCGGTACCGCCGTGGGCGTCCTGGGCGGCGCTTTCGGCGGCGTCACCGGGGCCCTGCACGACTACAGCCAGGCCACCAACGCCGTCGGCCAGTCCGGCGCGGCGATGGCCGCGACAGCTTTCTCCGACGCCGTCGCGCTGCGCGGCGCGCAGCAGGCGATCGCGGACGCCCACCGCCAGGCCAACGAGCAGGTCGCCTCCAGCGCCGACTCGCTGATCTCCGCCGAGGAGCGGCTGGCGAATGCCGAGCAGGGCGCGCAGAACGCCGAGCAGAACCTCACCCGCGCCCGGCAGGACGCCACCCGCGCCCTGGAGTCCGCGACCGAGGCCGCCGCCAAGGGCGCCCTGGACGTGCGCGCCGCGACGTTCGCCCTGCAGGACGCGCAGCGGCAGCAGGTCCAGATCGACCAGTCCATCACCTCCAGCGCCGAGGACAAGGCCAAGGCGCAGCTCGCGGTCGACGAGGCCACGCAGAATTTGCGCGACACCCAGAACAGCGCGAACAACGCCGCCGCGGACGCCGCGGCCGCCAACGCCAAGGGCGTCGAGGGCGCGCAGAACGTCGTCCAGGCCAAGAGCGCCCAGCAGAACGCGCTCCAGTCCGTCGGCGATGCCGAACGCGCCCTGGCCGCCACCCAGCGGCAGGCCGCGCAGCAGCAGATACAGTCCGCCGAAGCCGTCGCCCGGGCCGTGCAGAACCTGGCCGACACCCAGGAGCAGCAGCGCCTGGCCGCGGCCGCCTCGGCGGCCTCCGGGTCGGCCGGGATGACGAAATTCCAGCAGGACATGGCCAAGCTCTCGCCGGTCGCCCAGACCGTCGTGGAGAAGGTCTTGTCGATGAAGGCGGGCTTCGACCAGCTGAAAGTGACCGCGCAGAACACGGTGCTGCCCGGCGTGCTGCCGGTGCTCCAGGGCATCCAGACGGCGTTCCCGGCCATCAACGCCGGCCTGGGCACGATGGGCACCGTCATCGGCGGCCTGTTCGGCCAGCTCGGCGCGCTGCTCCAGAACCCGGTCTTCCGCGGGCAGCTGGCCGTTATTTTCGGCGACGGCGTGAAGCTGGTCGGCGCCTTCGGCCAGGGCCTGCTGAGCCTGCTGCCGGCCATCACCTCCGCGGCGACGGCCGCCGGGCCGGTCGTGGACGCCCTGACCGGCGGATTCAAGCTGCTGATGTCCTCCGGGCTGCCCGCGTTCCTGCAGGGCCTGGCCACGGGCATCGGCGGCACCGGGCAGGCGATCACCGCGATCCTGACCGTGGTGTCGAATTTGATCGGCCCGCTGGGCAATCTCATCGGCATCGTGGCC